GAGCCATTTGATATGATTTTGCGTTTGCTATTATTTCGGGGCTGGCGGCCTGTTCAGCCGCTAGAACTTCTGGAGATGTAGCTGCTGCGGTTTGCATTCCTGATTCTGCTAAAGAGCTACCCCTTCCAGCGCCGCCATAAGCGCCTAAACCAGCCATCAAGCCTTTGCTTAAACTGCCTGTAGCCGCCGTATACCCACCACCAACCATCAAAGCAGCCATAGGAGCGCCAACACCTGTTGCCGCCAAGCCCGCTCCAATAACCATTGGAAGCATACGCTGTAAGAAGCCAGCTTCGGGTAAACCCGTATGCGGGTTAATAGTTAGATGCCCACCGCCAGCCATAGCCAAGTCATTGAGGCTCTTTACTTCCCCCTTGGACATGTGGACAAGCACTGTATCGCCATTGCGACCATGCTTTTCAAGATGTTTTGCAGCGTGTTGTAGGCTCATTTTTGCCTCATTTAAACGGGTTTATTGATAGTATCATGTTGCAAGCGCAGACACAAATGTTGTGGTAAGAATTACGGATGGGATAGCAGGCACAGGCGCAGCGGCTGCAACAGCTTTAATCTGAATGTTCGTATCGTCTACGCTCCACATTAACTGAAAATAGTCAGTAGCGTTCAGGGACAGCACAAAGTTCCAAGCGGCAATGTTTTCAGCGGAAGTGCCTTGAACAGAAACTTCACTGGCTGAAGCGGCAATATCCGCACCGTTTACACGCGCCCAGATATAAGTATGCCCCGTTGCGCCAGATGCTTTGTCTAGTTGCAAGGAAAATTGGAAGTTATAGATCCCTGCGTTGGTAACCACAATTCTAGAAGTTGGCGAACCTATGGTTACATCATTACTTAGGTCGGTAGTGTTAAACGTAACCGCATAGGCTGTGCCGGTTGCCGCCGCTGTTTGAGTTGTGGTGTCGTGGAATGCCCCGTAAGGAAACCGAATAAACCTGCCGCCAGACTCGCCAAGCAACACCCCAGTCAAGTTATCAAGCTGGTTGAAGTACAGACGCAGGATGTTTGAATACTGCTCAATAAACTGAGCGTCGTATTCATTGGGAGCCGCAGGCAGGCGAGGCTGAACAACGGGTCTGTAGCGGTTGATAATTGTTGCCATTAACGTCTACCGTCAGGACGAATGTCAATCCGAGGCACGCCCAACTGCCATTGCACCCCAAGCTCGTTTGAGCTTACTTGGAATGCCATCTGACGACCGCGAATCCGCACGTACACCTGCTGAGTAAACTGCTGGACGGCATAGGTTTTTTGGTTCTGGTAGTTCTGCGCACTGACCACATCGGGGTTGTTTGACGACCCGTACGGCGCACCTGAGTTGGCGCGGGGAAGTACTGTGAACATAGCCACTGGCTGATTTACGCTTGAGCCGTCAAACGTCAAGTCAGGAATCAACCTCCACACAAACCCGAAATTGTGTCCGTCACCAATGTCAAAATCAGAGGATGTCACTGTGGCAACAATAGGATTGGCGGGGTTAACTGTGCCGTCGTCAACGCCGTTCTCATGGTACACAAGCAAGGTGTTTGTAGTGCCCCCAGCCACGCCATAGGTTGCTGCCATAGGGTATGCACGTAATGCACTGTCTAGCCATGCGGTGCGCCCTTGGTATGCCGTGCCGGTGTAGTTAACCCAATCGCCGTAGTACCAAACATTATCTAAGTGGTTGTAGATTACATAACGGTCAATCACGTTTGAGCTGGAAGAGCAGTATTGCCACCACACTTCGTTGTAGCCTTCGTTTGTGCCAGCCATGAACTGGAATGATTGGTCAAGGTTGATGTCGTTGTAGACGTACTCGCGCAGGGTGGAAGGTAGTGTTTGAACACGACCAGAGTACATATAGAACTTGTCTGTACCCATCCAGTACGTTATGTTGTTAGCGGTTGCTATTGCATTTGGCCCAGCAATAGATATGTTGTCGCCTAAAATTTGAAAGCTCCAAACATAGGGTGGGCCAAGGTATTGCATGGAATAAATGGCTGAGTCCGTCAGTACCAAAATCTCTTGACGGGTCTGCATAGCAGTCACAATGGTCGAGCCGTGGCTCAGTCGGTAGCTACCAGCTTGATTTGTAACAGCCGGATACCATGTTGCAAAACTCTCTTGGTCAGACCAGCGAATCAGCAATGGGTCTTGGACAGTACTGCCATAGTCGTTACACCCAAACACCAACACAAACCTTGAGGCATCAGACACCGTAACAAAGTTGGCAACTGTTGGGCAGTATGCGTCGGTGGTAATTGTTCCTGATTTGGTAACAACAGCGGTGCTTGGGCCAAGATACTGACCTCGATTAAATGTGCTTGCCGACGCAGAATTTGCCCAGTAATACAGCGCACCGCCTCGGGGGTTAAAGATTAAGTCCTCGCCAAAGTTTGACTGACTCCATGTGCGAAGCTGTTGACCAATACCCTGACCAGCGGGAGCGGGAGCGCCCCAACCTGTAAACGTGGTGGACTGAACAACTGCTGTGCCGTTTGTGTGTGTAGTAGCCGCGCCGGAGCCTGTGCCACTGACTCCGCGAGTACAACCCGTAAATGTTGTTCCTGTTATACCTGTATAGGAAATAGTTTCTTGGTCGATCAAAATATTGCCAGTTGCTGTAAACCCAGTCGTTGAGGTTACTGTGACCGTAGTGTTTGACGAAGAAAGCGTACCGCCAGAGACCGCAGTGGTAGCCGTACCCACAATAACGCCACCCCAAGTGCCAGCACCCCAACCTACGTTTTGGGTATAAACAGGGTTACCTGTTGTAATTTGATAAGCGCCCACAACGGATGCGCCGCCGTTTCCTGAATCCCCTGCGGTTGCTGCAACTGAGGACGTTATGGTGTACTGATTGGTGCTTACATAGGTGATCTGAAACTCTGCGTTAAGTATGGTGGCTGTGATATTGCCACCCAAAGAAACTGCACCGCTGAAAGTTACAAAGTCTCCAGTTTGTGCGCCATGCCCCGCGTCGCTAACTGTGATTGTCGTTGACCCAGTAGAGGCGGCAAAGGTAACCTCACCTGCGGCAGTGGTTGTGCGTAACGGGGTTACATCGTAGTAATAGCCGTTTACACCGTTTTGAAGGTAGTACTTGAAGTTTGTACCGAGAGAGACAAGGTTATAGCCTGACAAATTTAACCAATTCCATAACGCACGACAAATACCCCAAAGCGTTCCAGTAGTAGGTTTTAATTCCGAAAGGTTTGTGCCGGTATCTTTAGTCCAGCCGCCAACTTTTTCTGGTTGGCCTGAGCGAAACCTAATCTTATTAGACGCATAATACCCACCCTCATTGGCGTAAGAGGTGTTTTCTCTGTTTATGCCGGGGCGGAATTGGAGTTTTTGTAATGGCATGGTTAACCTACATTGCGCTCAAAGTGAGGGCAATCTACCAGATTAGAGAAGTTACCACCCCAGCGGTTCTTGGGATGAAGCATCTCCCAATACGCACCCAGAGGAGCAAGGATTGCCTTGTCCCAAATTATCTTTCCGTCCTTGAAGAAATTTAAATCTATGGCGCACCGCTTTAGATGGATGGAATTCATTGTCTTGGAACGCCCCGTCTTGAAATAGATTGCTTGCTGCTCTGGAGTACGGGCAAGTTCCCCGCCAGTCACCACAAATCCTTGGTCTGTAGCGTACTGGATTAGCTTACACATGTCCAGCAAAAACGCAGCTTGTTCAGTGTTTAAGCTCATTTCTTCCTCATTTCTGCCAGCTTTTCAACTGTGCGACCGCCAAAGTAAGCGCCCATGATGAGCATCCCCCAGTTACCCAGCAAGGTAACGTAGGACTCGTTGGCGTTGTAATCAAAGGCCGACATCATGGCAAACAGAAAATACCCCGCAAAGATAGCAATCAGGCTCATAGGGCGGATGTTCTTGGACAGCCAAGAGTCACTAGCCATATCCGCTTCCCAGCGATCTGTAATGTTGTCGGCATCGTTTTGGGCTGCTTTTGCCAATAACTCCAGTTCAGCCAATTCCATCTTGGCTTTCTCAATGCCCAACTCAAGAAGCTTTTCCTCATGGGCAAACTGCAACTCACGTAGCTTGGATACATCTTCTGCGGTTGGATTGTCGGGAATCTTCACGCCAAGCGTGTTCTCAACCACCTCTTTACCCTTGGCTTGGATGGCGCTGGACAGCAGTCCTAGACCGTTTTGGGCTAGGCTACCGAGGAGGGACGCTACTATTGGAATCATGTTAATCCTTCCCTGTCAGGGTTTTGATGGGTTTGTTCACTGTAGTTTTTTCTTCCAAGATGGCAATGTGCATTCGGTTCTCTGCAATCTGGTCACGGTTACGTTGGATTTCTTTCTCCAAGTCTTGGCGTAGCTTTTCTCTTGCCAATTCAGCGCCCGTGTTGCTGGCTTGCTTGTTGTCAGAAGTGACAACCAAACTTATTTTGCTGTTGAGGATGGTCACTTCATGCGACAGATTGGACAACGCTGACATAAGGTAAACCACGCACGAAAACAAAAGAGGTAGTAAAGCAAATGTGATTTTTTCAACCAAAGCGCTTTTGGTTTCCATCGCTTGAATTTTTTCTTCACTCATTTTTCTTCCTTACGTTCTTTCTGCTCAACTTGTCTACGCACTTTTTCCATTTTCTCAATTTGCTGTTGGGCTTCCTTTTTGGTTTGCAGCACATCCATGTACAGCATTCCAATCAGCGGCAGCAACAATACTACAAGAACACAAGCAGCAATCCACCCCACAACTATTTCCCAATCCTGTGCAAGAGGCCGAGGAGCAACCACATATATAGGAGGAATAGGATAGTCGCCAGCAGATACGCCTGCCTTTCCTTTAGAAGCCTTTCTTCCTCCTTGCGTTGCCATGATTCATCATCCCGTTTCTTCCTTGCTTTGTCCTGCTCTACCTTGATGACATCCCGCATATCAAACACTTTGGAATACAAAGCCCCCATCTCTTTTGGAGCGCCGTACACCATCGCTTCTCTTATCTCCGTCTCAAGCAACGCCATCTGATCCAAGGCCATAACCCGTTTGAGGGCGGCTTCCATTAGGTTTTCATCAGGGTCGTAGACTGTTCTGCTCTTCTCTTCCTCTTCTCTTATGTGTTCAGCAAGCTGTTCTTGTAGCTTGAAAAATTGGGATAGCTGGGTAACGATGTCTGCCATGACTTGGGTTTCGTCAACGGCAACGTAGGCTTCCTTCTTTTTCGCCACAGGCTTGGCTTGGGTGTTGGGCGTTGTTCCGAAGAGCTTTGCCCAGAATCCTCTGACTGCTTTGACATCCGAAGCAACTTCATCAACAGTCTTCTTAATCTCCATGAAAGACGTTTTAGCATCCTTGTACAGCTTACACCCCTGCTTGATAGCAGCAACACAGGCATTAGCGGCAAAGAGGATGCTGAGAGGATCAATTTCACGCTCCTATTAAGCTGTTCTTTCCCACATATACACGACAATATATGGTTGCAAGTTGGCATTAGTCGCGCTTACACCTGTTGTGCTGTTTGACACACTGATACCAGTAGTTGCCGTGCCTGTGTTATCGGTTGAATTACTAGTAAAACATGGAGTACTAGTTCCAGACTGTACGGCGGGGCCACCTGCCTTTAAATATGTGTGGTTGTGACAGGGGTCAGTAACTGTTGCAGTGTGCGTGTGGCTTACAACAACTGCATCCGCGCTACCACCAGTAGACCCAGCCGTAAATCCGCCGCCGTTACCAATCATTACCCGACCAGCGCCAAAGGCAGTCCATGTACCAAAGCCCAGAGATGTTCCGGGGTTGGTAGCAACTGTGCTGGAATAGATAGACCCGACTGGGTAAAACAAATTACCCAGAGCCGCAAGAGATGTAACACCTGTGCCGCCATTTGCCAACGGTAATGTTCCTGTGACATTGGTGGTTAAATTTGCAAACGTGGTTGAAGTA